GGTAGAAGCAATAGCTAAAGGTAAACAAATTAGTGAAAAAGCTAGAGCACAACTTAAAAATTTATTTATAGATGAAAAGATGGCTAAAAAAATATATGCACAATATACTGAATTTGGTTTGGGTAAAGGTGCTGGAGAATCTGCTGGTTATACACAACTAAGAGTAGCAAGAGCAGATAATTGGACTGATAAAACAGCTAGAGATACATACTTATCAGCATTACAAAAAGATATAAATATTACTATTGTTACTCCAGGTAAAGGTGATGTACCACTATGGATGAATACAGAGATAGGTGGTGTTTTAGCACAATTTAAAAAGTTTGGTATGGCAGCTACACAAAGAGTATTAATGAGAGGTATGCAAGAAAGAGATGCAAACTTTATGATAGGTGTTGTAGCCTTAGTATCTATGGGTGCTATGGTAGATGCTATGAGAAATAGACAGTTTGGAAGAGATTATAGTAAAAAAAAGTTTGGAGATAAATTAGTATCAGCTATAGAAAGATCTGCAATACTAGGCATATTTAGTGATGTTAATAGAATGGTAGAAACATTATCTAACAATAGATTAGGTTTAGCACCAGCATTAGGTGCTGGTAGACCATATCAACCTACATTAAAACAAAAAGTAGGTTTATTAGGACCAACTGCTAGTTATGTAGCTAACTTAACAGATATAATGATGGATTGGGGTAAAGGTAAACATGACTATACTACAGCTAGAGCTATACGAAAAACTTTACCTTTTCAAAATATATGGTATTTAGATAGTATATTTGACAAACTAGAAAAAGGTATAAGATAAATGGCATTAGCAATATCAGACACATCCCCTAGAATACAGTATACAGCTACTGGTGGGCAGACATCATTTACAGTACCCTTTGAGTTTTTTGCTGATTCCGATCTTACAGTCATTAAAACAGCTGCATCTAATGGTGCAGATACTACCCTTACACTTACAGCTAGTCCATCATCTGCTACTCAGTATTCTGTTACTGGTGCTGGTGTATCAGGTGGTGGATCTATTACACTTGGTAGTGGTGCTACTGTTAATGATAAATATACTATATCTAGAAACTTAGCTGTATCTAGAACATCTGACTTTCCTGTATCTGGTACATTTCCAATAGAAACACTTAATACTGAACTAGACAAAATTATTGCTATGATTCAGCAAAATGAGAGAGATATATTATTTTCTCCAAAAGCTAAGATATCTACATCAACTGCATTTAACCTGACATTCCCTGAGTTAGTAGCTAATAAAATACTATCTGTAAACAGTTCTGGTAATGCTTTAGAGTTTTCACAATCAATTACAGATGTAGCAACTGTCGCTGGAATTGCTAGTGATGTTACTACAGTAAGTGGTATTGCATCTAATGTTACAGCTGTTGCTGGTAATGCAACTAATATTAATGCTGTTGCTGGTGATGCAACGGATATAGGAACTGTAGCTGGTAAAGCCACAGAGATAGGTAGACTAGGTACATCAGACGCTGTAGCAGATATGGCTATCTTAGGAACTACTGATGTAGTTTCCGATATGAATACACTTGCAAGTTCTGCAACTGTAACTGCTATGAACTTACTAGGAACTTCTGATGTGGTATCAGATATGAATACTCTAGCCACATCTGACATTGTTTCTGATATGAACACTCTTGCAACTGCTGATGTTGTTGCAGATATGAATACTTTAGGTACTGCTGATGTAGTATCTGACATGAATACCCTTGCTACTTCAGATGTAGTAAGTGATATGAACACTTTAGCTACATCTTCTAATGTAACTAACATGAATACTCTTGCTGGTATATCTAGTAACATTACTACAGTTGCTGGGATATCAAGTGCAGTTAGTGCTGTAAACTCTAATGAAACTAATATAAATGCTGTAAATTCTAATTCTTCTAATATTAATACTGTAGCTGGTAATAACTCTAATATTACTACTGTCGCTGGTGTATCATCTAATGTTACTACTGTGGCATCTAATATTTCTAATGTTAATACTACTGCTAGTAATATTACAAATGTAAATACATTTGCTAACCAATATCGAATCGGATCTAGTGATCCATCATCATCTTTAGATGAAGGTGATTTATTCTACAATACCACAAGCAATCTATTAAAGTTTTATAATGGTAGTGCTTGGGTAGCCATTTCTGCTGATACTGATGCTTTAGTGAAAGTGTCAAGTAATGATACAACTGCTGGATTTCTTAATGGAAAGCTAGTAGCTGGAAGCAACATTTCCTTTACAGAAGGTAGTGATGGTGGTAATGAAACATTAACAATAGCTGGTTCTGGAGCTTCGTTAGATGATGCTACAGCTCTAGCAATAGCATTAGGCTAGAAAGGATAGAATGGCTAATACATTTAAAATAAAAACTAATGATGCTATGCCATCTAGTTCTGGTACACCTTTAACACTATACACAGTACCAAGTTCTACTACTTCGGTAGTACTAGGATTATTACTATGTAATATTCATACATCAGCTGTAAATGTTAGTGTAAAGATTGAATCAGACACTTCTGATACAGAAACAAATCAAACTGTGTTTGTAGTTAAAAATGCACCTATTCCAGTTGGTGGTACTCTTGAAGTACTAACTGGTTCTAAGGTGGTATTACAAACTACAGATGTTGTAAAAGTTGATTGTTCTGTTTCTGCAAAAATAGATGCAGCATTATCAATAATGGAGATTACATAAGTTGGGATATATTGGGCGTACACCTACAGGATCTATACTTACTGGTGCAGATATAGCAGACGGATCTATATCTACAGCTAAGTTAGCAGACACAGCTGTTAGTACAGCTAAGATTGCTGATACAGCTATAAGCACAGCTAAGATAGCAGATAATGCAGTTACTACTACAAAAACTGCTTTTAATGATATTCCATTTAGAAATCGAATTATTAATGGTGATATATCTGTAGCACAAAGAGGTACATCTTTTACAAATGTAGCTAGTGGAGATTACACTATAGACAGGTGGAAAATGAATTATCGTGCTATAGGTAATGCCGATATCTCTCAAGTAGATAACAAAACTTACAAATCATTAAAAGTGCTTAATTCTAATGGTTCTACACAAGAAATTGTTATGGGTACTCGTATAGAAGATATAACACAATTTAACAATGATAGTTTTATTTTAAGTTTTTATGCTAAAGCATCAACAAGCTGTACTTTAGATACTAGAGTTTTTGAAAACTATGGTAGTGGGGGTAGCACTACAGTTAATAGAGTAGTTGCTGGTAGTCAAAATAAAACAATTACTACATCAAGACAAAGATTTACTATTACTTTTACAGCAAGTGATATGTCATCAAAGACTATTGGAACTTCTAATTTTTTAGAAATTAATTTTTCTGTAAGTTTAGCCTCTGGTGCAAATTGGGAATATGACTCAGTTCAATTAGAACAAGGTACATCTGCTAGTGATTTTGAGTTTATACCTTTTGATGTAAATTTTCAAAGGTGTCAAAGATACTTTACAGTAATTAATAATAACGGAAGAAATGGTGATGCTTTTTTTTCTGGATTTACTGCGTCATCAACTGCTATATCTGGTGTGGGATATTCTTTAGCTACACCTTTAAGAATTGGCAATCCAACAATTACAAAAAATTCTAGTGTGCCTATGCAAAGATGTACTATAGATGGATTTCAAACTTTATCAGCGGGTGCGGGTAGTATTGGATTAACTGCTGAAGCAGCAAATTCTTATATGTTATGTATTAATTTAGGGGGATATTCTGGAATGACATCATCAAGACCTGCGGTGGTATCTTTCCCTGCGGCTACTAATGCAGTCACAATAGATGCGGAGTTATAAATATGGGAATATCTAATATACAATATTGGTACACAACTGATTATCAAGGTGCAACTACAAAAACACATTATGAAATAATTTGGAGTAATGGTGATAAAAGCACTATTTTAATTCAAAATGCAGAATCAAACAGACACTACCAAGAAATACTAGAATGGGTAGCAGACGGAAACACAATTACAGATAATGGAGGTTCAAATTGAGCTATATTGGGACGATTCCTACGGATGGTCAGTACACTATCCTAGATGATATATCATCAGGATTTAACGGATCAGAAGTAACATTTAACTTAACAAGTGGTGGTACTGCTGTTGTACCTCAAACAGATGCTAATGCCTTAATATCTATCTCTGGTGTCGTACAGTACACATCTGCCTATAGCATTTCATCTTCACAAAT